ATTCTCTAGTATGTAAAAAGATAAACGCTTCTCAAAGAACGCTGCCATCTGTCCGTAATGATCCATTACAAAAGCAACCTCAGATTGAGATACATTCTGCGAGTAGTCACCGAACTGCGCTTGTACACCTTTGTTTTTAAGTTGGTAGCTTAATCCAAATACTGCGTTTTCTGCTGCTCTCCACGCTACCACCGGTTGAATCTTTTCAACTAACGTTTCTTCATCGTTTGTTAAAGTCTGTGCGTTGTATGCCGTGAGTAAATACTCATAGAAGTAACTTCCTAATATAGACTGAAGCCTCATATCTGAAGCTGGACGAATGTAAGGCGTTACATCTGTTACATCAACGTTCTTAGTTATCGGAGTGTTGTTTTTTAGGTATGTTTCTGTGACAAAGTAAATCATTCTTCTGTCGGTTTAGTTTGTGTAGTTTCTACGATTGCATCCCCTATAATTCTATACTCAACACAAACGAACTCAGCTTTAATGCCACCGATTTTTAAAAGGTCGTTAAAGATATCCTCAAGTTCCTCTCTCAAAGGAATTACAGTGTTCTTTTCAAATGTCATGTAGGACTGCTCCAATTCCATTCCAGAACCTAGCTTTCCACTTACTCGAATACCCATAATTAACGGGTCTATTTGGTGAGCCTGACAAATCTTTTCATCTATACGCCCGTCTGTTTGTATAAATAAATTGTCATTTGAATTAGTAGGTACGGTTACAAGTTCAGGAAGTTGTTCTTTATTGTTGGCAAAGAACGCTACAGCTTTCCCTGCGTTTGCACTTCCTTTCATTTTTTCGATAGTGCTTTTAATCATTTCCTTTTCTTCGTTGCCTTGTGGTTTCTTAGGGAACATCAAAGCAAAAGACGGGAACACACTATTCTGAATGTTAGATTTATGAAGATACGACATCTCGCCATCTAAGAAAATCCAATTCGCCGCACTTGTATATGAAGGTAAAGGATAGTAATCTTGACCTAGTGAAGTGTTTTCGTAAACGTAGATAAACTCTCCGTCTTTACAATCTCTATGAAGAACTTTGTACGCTTTAGAATTAGATGAATATTGCCAATCGTCAGAAACTACATAAGTGCATTTGTCTTTACTTATACGAACCTTTTCAGCCCCGATTCTTTTTAAGTTTGTTACAACGCCACCTTTTAAAGTAATAGCGAAATAAACACGACCATGAATAATAAGGTCTAACATTGTAGGCTTTAGGTTCTTTCTGAATCCTACCTTTCTTTCAAAAGCGAATAGATCAACTTTCTCTTTAGCGGTCATTCCTTCGTCTAGTAAGTCGTAACCACCACCACAAACTGCGTTAACTTTAAAGTTCGTAATGCTCGAATGTAAGGCACTTGAAAAATAAAGTTGGTTAAGATGCTGTGGATATAGATTGTCTGAACCGAATCTGATTGTATCGTTTTGTGTATATCTCGCATCGACAAAAGGTAAACTCAAGTCACCTGCTGGAATCTTTAAGAATGGCGTACTGAAAGATTGATAACCTCCCAAGTCTACTACCTCCGTAACTTCCTCTTTTTTAAACTTTCCAAATAATCCCATTAATCGTATATTGTAGTTCCATTACCAATAACTTCCATTCTGCCTTCTTCGATTTTATCTAAGCCCGTTTCTGAAGTGTTTTCGTCAACTGTGATTGCATCCGCACTTTCGTAAACCTCGTACCGGAATTGTCCTTGCTTCAATGTTACGTCAGTTCCTTCATCTAAGTAGAACAAATTATATCTTTCCGGGTAAGGGGAATAGTCAGCACCAACCCAATAAACAGAAGGCAAAGTTTCATCGTATTCCCAAACAAACTTAAATAGAAAGTACGGGCTACTGATCGAAGTGCTTTCAGTCAATGTAAGAGCGAACTCGTTGTTGCTATCTTTGGTAATGTATATCATTTAATATTATAAGTATTTTAACCAAATTATAGTTAAATAAAAAAGGGCAGCCCGAAGACCACCCTTAAAAACAAGAAAGAAACTATTAAGAAATAGGAGTTGTTAAAGCTGCTACGATTGCAGAGTCAACTTCGTAAGCCAAATGCTCCGATTCCGACACCAAAGTAATTGAATATTTAGAACCATCTGCTTTCGCCGTTCCAGACCCTTCAGCTACTGCACTTAATTGTGCGTTTTCGAAGTACCAATATTTACCATTTGCATCACCTACTACTACTGCCAAATCTCTCTGACCTTCGCCAAGAATTTTGATAGCCTTAGACTTAGAAGCCTCACGTCTGTGAAACATCAAAGTAATAGTTTGTGTGTAGAATTGTGAACCATTCGCAAAGTCGTTTGCTAACTCCTCTGTAAAGTTACCTGTGTTACGTCTAAACTCAAATTCCACGAACTCATCTACGAGTGAACCGAAAGAAGTTACCTCCCAATTTGCAGTATCTACTACCACAGTGCCGAGGTTATCCATGTCGTTTATTAGAATCGAAGTGATTCCACCCATGTTGTTGTCGCAGCCTTTAGTTATAGTACTTAAAGTTGTACAAGCCATTGTTAAAATTTTAAAATTATGTTATAAAAAAGGGAGGGAAGTATAACCAACCCTCCCCGATATTTAGTTAACTACTGATTAAGAGTTAGCACAATCACCCCAAAGAACAATCTGCTCTCCGTTAGTAATATAGAAACCTACTTTATAGTCCGCTCTGGCTCCTATCGTTCTGTCCAAAGTAGTCTTAGAGAAGTCTACAATTTGCAATGAATCGATATCTCCTTCAGCATCCAAACAGTAAAGGAAGTTGTTAGGGTCAGAAAGAATGATAGTGTTCGGACGAAGACCATACTCAACAACAATAGGAATACCCAAGAACGTAGGATTCAAAGATTGTGTTACATAATTGATTGTATTAGCGGAAGCCGTAGCAATCATGTAGTTTGTGAACACATCCTGAGATACTTTGAATTGAGCCTTAGAATGAGGCACTTCAATAGGCAATGCAGCCAATACAGTTCCAAGGTCATCTACTACAGTTGAAGCTGTGATTGCTCCTGCACCGGCACTGATTACGTTTACGTCAGCACATAGTCTTTTAATCCACCCGTCACACAATCCAAGAAGTGGATCAGCATCCAATGTGTCACCTTGCCACATTAAAGAAGCTAGTTCTTCGTGTGCTAAGTTTGCCATTTGCTCCCAGAAGTAAGTCATGAAAGAAGCAACTGTGAAATCTCCGTTTGAACCTTTTGCCATTTGATTAGCTAACCAAGAAGACTCCAATTGGTATTGACATACTGAAGTTTGGATAGACAAAGAACATACGTCAACTGTGATTGCAGAAACTGTAGAATCAGTTGGAGCAAAAGCACAGTCAGCAGCTTGTGTCAATTGTGCGAACAAAACGTTTGCGATTTTAGTAGAGTTTTTAACTCCTGCAAGAACTCGGTAGTTACCTGCTGCGTTTTCCATTCCGTAAAGACGTGAATAGAATTCTGTTGGGTTTGCTTGAAGTAGAGCTGTACTGTCTACCGTCAAATCAAATTTGTACTTTTTAGCCATTTTACTTTAAAAAATTAATTACGTTAGCGAATTTTTGTTGTTGAGACATTTTCATTTCTACTTCCTCAGCAGGCTCAACCTCTGCATTGTCAGCCATTTCATTTTTAAGGTCTGCGATTACTTGCAAAACTTCAGCGATTTTCTCGTCAATCAAAGGAGTAACGATAGCCAGGATTGCTTCAGCATCAGCAGCAGGATCAACAGCCATTTCGACTTCTTCCTTAACTTCTTCTTCAACAACTTCTTCAGCCATCTCTTCTTCTTTAACTTCGACTTCTTCCGGAGTCTCTTCAGCCATCGCAACTTCCTCAGCATCCTTCACCTCGATAACCTCTCCGTCTTTAACAACGTAGATTTTACCCTCGATCAAATGCTCTCCATCAGGTAATTGCATATTATATTTATTTTTATGGTTGCTTAGTTTAAGACCTAGAAACCCCTCAATAGAAAAGCCGACTGCTCCGCTATCTACTAAAGAGTTATAATAGTCTATATCGGTAACTTGGCTAGTTACCATTAACGTTCCCTTAGGTACGTCTATTCCGAATGTAGTCTTTGCCTTATCCGTTTCAGGATTATCTACAAGCCATGCTTCAAGTAAATAAGCTGGAACAATCTTTTCACCTTCGTGTTCTAAGTTGAATAAGTCTTTGTTGTTAAGACCTGCCATAAAGTCTTTAAAGATTGTGTCGATTTCCTGCTCCGTAAATTGAACGTAATACTCACCCATCTCTTCGTCTCTGCGGTAGATATCC